CTTAGCTGCAAACATAGTGGCAGGTGATTTAGATTTAAATGGAAATGAATTAATATTAGATGTTGATGGTGATACAAGTATTACTGCTGACACAGATGACCAAATAGATTTCAGATTAGGTGGAGCAGATGTAGCAAAATTGGCAGATAGTCAATTAACTCTTACAAGTGCTAGTGCTAGTAGACCTGGTATACTTTTAGAAAGTACAAATGCAGACGCTAATCCATCATTTATAAGATTTCAAAAAAATGGTGCATCACCTGCTGACAATGATGAAGTAGGTATTATTCAATTTTACGCAGATGATGATGGTGGTAATGTTTTCATACCTGCTGATATAGTTACAACTACACCTGATGTTTCTGATAGTTCAGAAGATGGTAAAATTGCATTTAGAGTATCTTCAGCTGGAACAAAAGCTGAAAGACTGGCTGTAGAATCTAATCAAGTTAAAGTTGCTGATGGTTCAGTAGTTTTGATTGGTGGACAAGCATCTGATAATATTGGTGGGGCAACTTGTACTACACAAATTGAGGGTACTGCAGTAGGTGATTCATCTTTAAGTTTAAAATGTAATGCAAACGGCACAACTGCTCCAACAATTAGATTTGGTAAATCAAGAGGAACATCATTAGGTTCTGATACTGTCGTTCAAGATGGTGATGAATTAGGAGTGCTTGTATTTTCTGCTGCTGATGGCACTGATACACAAAGTCAAGCAGGTGTTCTTTTATATGGTGTTGCTGGAAGCCCTGGCGCTAATGATACGCCTGGTAAAATAAGAATTGGTGTAACTGCTGATGGTTCTAATTCAGCTACAATAAGATTTCAAATAGACCAAAATGGTGATATAACTGCTACTGATACATCTATTGGTTCTATATCAGATTCAAGATTAAAAGAAAATATATCAGATTATACATATCCAATAGATACATTTAAACAATTTGCTCCTAAAACTTTTACATGGAAAAATCCAGAAATGCACAAGTCAGGCACACAAAGAGGATTTTTAGGACAAGATATAGCAAGTACAGATAGTTATTGGGCTAAAGAGGAAGCAATAACACCTAAAAAGGGAACAGCAGATAGTGAAGATAACCCAGACTATGATATCATATCAGATAACATAGCTAAAATAAGTAAACTAACAGAAAAAGACGCTATGTATATTTCAGTAATCAAACAATTAATTGCAAGAATAGAAGCATTGGAGAGTTAGATGGCATTATCAAGAGCATTTAAAAACGCAGTACATCAAAGAAGAAGTAAAACACCACTCGTTGTTAATGGTGACATGGCTGTTGCTCAAAGAGGAACTGATGCTGTTACAGGTTTAGGTGATGGTGATGAGGGTTATGTTATACAAGATAGAATGAGGCATACAATAACTGCTGGTGCTGGTCGATACACATGTAAACAAACAGCTGACGCTCCTAGTGATAGTGGGTTTGATAAATGTTTAGAATTAGATTGTACTACGGCTGACACTTCTATTGCAGCAACAGAAGAATTTAATTTAGATTATAGAATAGAAGGTCATGATGTACAACATTTAAAATATGGAACATCTGACGCTGAATATTTAACTCTTGGATTTTGGATGAAGGCAGACGCTGCTGTTGTATACTCTGTTGGATTTATTGAAGTTGATAATAGTAGAAGTATTAGACAAGTATTTACAACAGGTACAGATTGGACATATCATTGTATACCTTTTATTGGTGATACTGTTAGTGGTCCTAATGATGACATTGGTGAGGGTATGAGATTAAGATTTTGTTTTCATGCAGGTTCAAATTTAACAAGTGGTACACTTGCAACTTCATGGCAAAGTACAACTGCTGCTAATACTCATGTTGGTGGTGGTTCATTCTTTGCAAGTACAAGTAGAAGTATAAAAATGACAGGACTACAATTAGAAAGAGGTTACTTTACATCTGAAACAATGCCACCATTTCAACATGAAAGTCATACTGAAAATCTTGCAAGATGTCAGAGATATTTTATTAGTCATACAATGGCAGATGGAACAAGATTAGGAGATGGTATATTTAGAAGTACAACAAGAGCATTAGGTTGTGTAGATAATACAGGATTGGTGCCTAATATGAGAACAACACCATCTGTTGCAACAACTATTACAGGTTTTGCTATTTATCATGGTGCAGATGTAACTACAAACTCTGCAGCCACATCAGGCACTGGGTTTGCTATGAATGGTCTTCATGAAATAAGAACAGATTTTACATTTTCATCAGGTTCAACAACAGCAGGATACCCAGGCAAGTTAAGAGCAAACTCTGCAGGTGCTATGCAGTATGATGCAGAATTATAGGAGATAAATTATGTTAGTAACATCAGCAAAATATATTAAATATGATGATGAAAATGCTGGAGTGCATGCTGTAATAGATGGTAAGGAATGGTCAGTTCCATTAGATACAAATAACACACATTATCAAGCAATACAAGCTTGGGTTACTGCTGGAAACACTATAACAGCTGCAGATTAGTACTGAAATACTAGTATATGTTCCTATATACCTTTAAGAGTGTCTAGCATCCAATATTTTAAGTTTTATATCTTTTTGATATGATGATATCACTTGATATTCAAAACAGTCAAAATGACATGCTTTAGGACTTTGTTTTTTCGTAATATTCTTATTTTCTCTTACTATTCATTATTATTATAAATACTAGTAAAATAGGATAATCAGTATGGCAGTACCAACAAGTAAATCAACATTCGCATCATATTGTAAAAGAGCTCTAGGATTTGGAGTGATTGATATCAATGTATCAGATGACCAAGTGGATGATAGAGTAGATGAGGCATTACAATATTTTGCTCAATATCATTATGATGGTGTTGAAAAAATGTATCTAAAATATCAAATTACTGAAGCAGATATTACAAGAGCTCGTGCAAACACTACAACAACATCTGCTGATACAGTAGATAGTTCTATTACTGGTAGTTTTAAAGAAGGTAATAATTTTATACCTATGCCATCCTCTGTTGTATCTGTAGTTCAAATATTTAATTTTGATGAGGCTCAAACAAATAGTATGTTTGATATTCGTTATCAATTAAGATTAAATGACTTATATGATTTTTCATCAACATCAATTATACATTATGAAATGACTATGCAACAATTAGATATGTTATCACACATACTTACTGGTGAAGTTCCAATTCGTTTTAATCAACATCAAAATAGATTATACTTAGATATGAATTGGGAAGAAGTGACTGCAGATGAACATTTAATTATAGAATGTTATCGTAAAATAGACCCAGCAACATTTACAGATATCTTTGATGATATCTATTTAAAAAGATATGCAACAGCATTAATTAAAAAACAATGGGGAGCAAACCTCTCTAAATTTAACGGAGTAGCAACTTTAGGTGGGGTAACAATGAATGGTGAACAAATTTATTCTCAAGCAATCGAAGAAATACAAAGACTAGAGGAACAAATTCAATTATCTTTCGAAACACCTATAGACTACATGATAGGATAAGGTTATGGCAGTCAATAAGGCTTTTCATACAAGTAATAGTACGGCTATTACATCAGAAAAAAATCTGTATAGTGATTTAGTAAAAGAGGCTATACAAATTTTTGGTCATGATGTTTATTACATAGACAGAACAACTGTTGCTATTGATAATGTGTTAGGTGAAGATTCACTCAGTAAATTTACTACACAAGTTCCTATTGAAATGTATGTTGAAAATGCTGAAGGTGGATACGAAGGTGAAAAAGAATTGATGACACAATTCGGATTAGAAAACAGAAACGAATTAACCCTAGTAGTTCACAAAGATAGATTTCAAGATTTAACTAAACAAATACAAATAGAAAGTGATACAGATACTACAGGTGGTTCTATATTATTAGAATCTGGTACAATCGACCAATCAGAAGATGCATCTGTATTAGAAACTGTAACAACAGGTAGTGATTTTTATTTACTTACAGAAACAGATGCAGTAAGTACAGACAGACCATATGAGGGTGATTTAGTTTATCATCCCATACTAGGTAAAATATTTGAAGTTAGTTTTGTAGACCATGATGAACCATTTCATCAATTAGATAATAATCCAATTTATAAATTAAAATGTAAACAGTTTGAATATTCATCTGAAGCTCTTGACACAGGTATTACAACTATTGATAGTATAGAAGATTCTGAAAGTAGAAACACAAGAGATTTTGAATTTACATTAGAACAATCAACAGCTCAGAACGAAGAAATAAATATACAACATGCTAGAAGTAATTTTGGTTTACTACTTGAAGAAACTTCTGGTGATAATATAATTGGTGAAGATGATGAAACATCAGTAGGTACAAGTATACTATTAGAGAATGATGCTGATTCTGGTGACCCAGCATACCTACTAACAGAAGACTATATAGTAGGAGATTATGTGCAAGATAAAACAGCACAGAATGAATTATTTGATTCACTAGATGATAATGTATTAGACTTCTCAGAATCTAATCCATTTGGTGATGCAGGAGTATATGCATAATGTTAGGAAATAGACAATTTTATCACGAAACAGTTAGAAGTATTATTGTAGGGTTTGGTACTCTATTTAATGATATACATGTGGTTCGTAAAAACAATAGTGGTGTAGTTACACAATCTATGAAAGTACCTTTGGCATATGGGCCAAAGCAAAAATGGTTAACAAGACTTGACCAAGATGCAGGATTAGATAGTAAGGTTGCAATCACATTACCTAGATTAGGTTTTGAAATACAAAACTTAACATATGACCCAGCAAGAAAATTAAATCGTGTACAAAAATTTAAAAAAGTAAAATCAAGTGCAAGTAATGCTGATAAAATGGATTCACAATATATGCCTGTTCCTTATAATTTAAATATACAATTATATGCAATGGCAAAAAATTCTGATGATGCTTTACAAATGGTAGAACAAATACTTCCATATTTTCAACCAGACTATACTTTAACAATTAAAGACATGGAAGCCATGGGTATTGCAAGAGATATTCCTATTGTATTAAATAGTATTAATTACGAAGATAATTATCGTGGTGATTATACAGAAAGAAGAGCAATCATGTACACTTTAGATTTTACTACTAAGTTTTATCTATACGGCCCTGTCACATCTAGTAAAGTTATTAAGACTGTACAGGTTGACCAATATACAGATATGCCAAGTGCAGCTCCTAAGAGAGAACAAAGATATACTGCTACACCAAACCCAACATCTGCTGATGCTGATGATGATTTCGGATTTAATGAAACAACATCTTTTTATCAAGATGCTAAAAACTTTGACCCAGAAACAGGTGAAGATAAGTAATGAAAACTTTTAAAAAATTAAAAGAAGATATAGAAATTACCGATAAAACAGGTAAAGCTTTAGATGTTGCTCAAAGATATTATAAAACATATAAAAATACAAGAAGAAGTGCTCCAGAAATAATTAAAAAAGGTATAGGTAAATTTATACTAAAAGGAACAGATGAAGATTTAGTTGCTGATATATTAACTGATAAGTCTATAGACAGTTTAAAAAAAGTTAATGTCAAAGCTAAAAAGGTGAAATAGTTATGAGTAATAAAACAAAAGACATTCTAGATGAAATTCTAGATGTCGAAGAATCAACTGCAGAGCTTGTTGAAAAAAAACCAAATACTCTTACAGTTAAAAGAGATGATACCCTTGAAGATGTTGATACTGATTATAAATATCAGAGAGAGAACTTTTATAATCTAATTGAAAGGGGTCAAGATGCAATAGATGGTATACTAGATGTTGCCAAAAATTCAGACCACCCCAGAGCATTTGAAGTCGCAGGTAATCTTATTTCACAAGTTGCTGATGTAACAGAAAAACTTGGAAAGTTACAGTCGGCTATGAAAAGGTTAAAAGAAGTTCCAAACAATGCACCAAAAAATGTAACGAATGCATTGTATGTAGGTTCTACTGCTGAACTACAGAAGTTACTAAAAAAAGATAAGGAGAAAAAATAATGGATTTATCTTTTATAACAGCAGACTTATTAAATGATATAAGTTGGTTTGATGGTATAATTTATATTATACTAGGTCTTGTAGTATATGCTGCAATAAGGTACATCAATAAAAAAATCTAATGGCTACCGATGTCAATCAATATCTAGGTAATCCGCTCCTAAAGAAAGCTAATGTTCCTGTAGAGTTTACAAAAGAACAGATACAAGAATATCAGAAATGTATGGATGACCCTATTTACTTTATACAAGAGCATATGAAAATTGTATCTCTTGATGAAGGTCTTGTGCCATTTAATATGTATGACTTTCAAAAGAACATGGTACAAACATTCCATGATAATCGTTTTACAATCTGTAAACTTCCTAGACAGTCTGGTAAGTCAACAACAATTATTGCATATCTTTTACATTATGTTTTATTTAATCCAAATGTAAATGTTGCTATACTTGCAAACAAATCATCTACTGCTAGAGATATACTAGGTAGATTACAATTAGGATATGAGAATCTTCCTAAGTGGTTACAACAAGGTGTTGTGTCATGGAACAAAGGAAGTTTAGATTTAGAGAATGGTTCAAGTATACTTGCAGCATCCACATCGGCAAGTGCAATTCGTGGTGGTTCTTATAACATCATATTCCTTGATGAGTTTGCATATGTACCAGCAACTTTGGCTGAAGAATTTTTTAGTTCTGTATATCCTACAATATCATCTGGTAAATCTACAAAGGTAATGATAGTATCTACCCCACATGGTATGAATATGTTTTATAAACTATGGACAGATGCACAAAGTAAAAAGAATGATTACATTCCATTAGAAGTACATTGGTCAGAAGTACCAGGTCGTGATGAAGTATGGAAAGAAGAAACAATACGAAA